GGCACTGCTGAGATATTTGTTTATTCTGATTGTAGTTTCATTTGATTTTTTTTCCATTGTTCCATTATATAATCTTTCGGATTTATTATCAACAAGCAAATATACGGCAGGGTTGTATTTTTTTGTCGATTATTGTATGATAGGAACAGACAGAATGTCATCAGAAAGATGTGAGGAGGAGAGAATATGCCAGGCGGCAATAAGCGGACAAATTTTTTTCTGCTTCTGATTTCCATTCTGATCTGTTTTGGATGCGGAAATTTTTTCAGGCAGTCAACGGCTGATCCTTCCGGTCTCCGGAACGGAACCATAGAACTTTTGGCTGTTGATGACAGCGGTGAAAAAGCTGTGCAGGGAGAAAAAAAAGACGAAGAAGAACCGGATATCCAGCCGGAGCCTTCGCCTACGGCTGTTCCAACGGTTACTCCTGTAGTATTTCAGGTTTCGCCTGAAGCGGCTTCAGGCATCTGGACCTCCAGTGGAAGTAACTGGCTGTTTATGGTTAATGGTTCCCCGTACACAGGATGGCTGACGGACAGTGATGGTAAAAGATATTTCTTCAATAAAGACGGGATCATGCAGACCGGTTGGGTAGATGACGGAGGCAAACGCTACTTCATGGACCTGGACGGAATCATGCAGACCGGATTTATCACAACGGAGGGGAAGAGCTATGAGCTTCTTTCCGATGGTTCTCTGAAGGGTTATTCAGCAAAGGAAACGAAAAAAAAGAGTGAAGAGAAAAAACAGACCGTAAGTCCGGAACCGACAGAACAGAAAAAAGCAGAAAAAAACACCGAAAAAAAATATGTGGCTCTGACCTTTGATGACGGGCCAAGTTCTTTTACGGACCGTCTTCTTGACTGTCTGGAGAACAATAAAGCAAAAGCTACCTTTTTTATGGTAGGAAAAGAAGTAGAATATTTTTCTGAAGAAGTAAAGAGGATGGACAAGCTGGGATGTGAACTGGGAAATCATACGTATTCCCATGCGGATCTGACAACTCTGTCTCCGGAGGAAATGTCTTCGGAGATTGGAAAAGTGGATCAGCTGCTGCTTGATCTGACCGGACAGGGTGCTTCTGTTGTCCGGCCGCCGTACGGCTCGGTCAACAGTTCGGTAAAAACAACAGTAGGCACGCCGATGGTACTGTGGACAGTAGATACACTGGACTGGGAAAGTCAGGACCCCCAGAAGATTGCGGATGTGGTGAAGGCAGAAGTGACGAATGGTTCCATTATCTTAATGCATGATATTTTCAGCACATCAGTAGATGCGGCAGAAATCTTTATTCCCCAGCTGAAAAAAGAAGGCTATGAATTTGTAACCGTTCATGAACTGGCAAAGATCAATGGGCTTCAGCTTCAACCGGGAAATGTGTACAGTGATCTGAAGAAACAGTCATAAAAAAGAAACGGGCACGGAGGTTTCTGTGCCTTTTTCCGTCCCTGGAATTTCTGGAATTGTACATAGAAAAGAAAAAACTTTACTTTTATAAATTAATATGATATTATATACTACAATGATATATGGAACTTTGAAAATATCATGTATTACGCACCTGTAGCTCAGTGGATAGAGCAGTGGTTTCCGGTACCAATGATAATTTCCAAAAAGTGTTGAAAATAAAGCAATCTTAAAATTTTTCCCACATTGTTTCCACATTATGAAAATTGAAAAATTATTTTCACCATTACTAATTAAACAAGAAGAGGTATTACACCTCTTCTTGTTTTTATCTTTTGTACATTAGAAGCTCTCAAAAATATTTATAAATTTATTATAATAGATAGTGCATTATTTGTCAAATTCTAAATATGTCGAAAAAACACGAAAATAAATAAAATAATGCTTGTAAAATGGTTTATTGTACATTGTAGATCTATTTTATATTGTTGACGTAATATTTTTAGAAAATTATTATAATATAATCGTAAGTCTTTTCAAACGTATAATTTAATGATATAATTTTTATATTATAAATTATTTTAGGAGGTGTTATTTATGGCAAGAGGGCGTAAAAGAATAGTAGAAGCTACACCTGATGCAATCAAGAAGTTAATCGAAGAGATTGAAATTAGCATTACAACTAAAACAGAAGAGATCAAATCTTTGAAATTACAGAAAAAAGAACTGTTAAAAGATTTGGCTGTGGCAGAGAAAAAGGCTGCTATTGAAAAAGAAGAAGCAGATATGAAATCTCTGGTTGCTCTTATGAGAGAAAAAAATATTACAATTGATGATGTTGAAAAAATAATCTCATCTAATAAAATTGATGATGAAAACGATAAATAAAAGTAAAAAAATGGGACATAGAATATAAAATAATTCTATGTCCCATAAGTTTTTATTTATCGTTTAAATCCATTTACCATAAGATCTCCATATTGTTTTTTAATGAATCCCATAGACAAATCAACTTTTCCATTTTCCATATTATTGTCTTTTAATATTTTCTCATATTCTTCATATGTTTCCAATACATGATCATATTGTTCTTTATTGTAATCTCTGCCACTCATAACAGCATTTGCAAAATCTAAAATTTCCCATCTCATGTCATTGATATCTTTTTTAATTATAAGATCTCTCAATTCAAGAACGGAACTTTTTATTTCTTTTTGTTCGTCCCTTAATTCACCACGAATAACAATAGACTGATCATGGTATTTTTTTTGTTTTTCATAAAACGAATCAGCAAACTCATCCATTTTTTTATCAAAATTATGTATTTTTGTTTCCATATGACTGATTTTATCAGAATGTCGACTTAAGCGATCTTCGATATCTTTCAATCTCTTATCAATATCCTGTTTATAAAGTTCATCTTTAGTTTTGAACCCAAATACATCTTTTATCTTTTGAATTCCTACAACAACAAGAACAATAAATGTGATTACTAAAATAGTGGAGAGTATAGCATTATACTCTCCAATTTCGTGTATTTCTTGAAATGTTTCTGCGGCTGCTAAAACCATATTTCAAATTTCACCATTCCCTTCTTGGTATATTAAATTTTTCTAATATAATCATTTCGGATATATCCTGTGTATTCACCTGCAATTTTTATCTTATACCATATCTTTCTATCGGTTCCTTTTTTCTCGCCAAGAACATCGACACGATTTCCGACATTAAGTTTGGGCCATCCGGAAATATTTGAATAATTAGTTCCTGCATTTTTACGCACATTTACATCATTACCAGTACATTCTCCGACAAATGGATACTTAGAGGTGGTAGAGGGTTTTTCAGGATTGAGTTTGTCTGGTGTAACAATTCTTGCTTTATCGATCCAGCCAGTATATTTGTTTGCGATTTTGATTTTATACCTATTTCCAGACATGCTGATAACATCAACCAGATTGCCTCTATTAAGTTTTGGATATGTTTTCAACTTAATAGTGCCTGTTTTAGCTTCGTATACGGATGTATTATCGGTTGTACAAGCACCAACAAAGGATTTAAACCCTGATGTATTAGAATCGCTTTGAGAGGCGATTACAGCGTCTAATTTGCTAATCGTATCTTTCCCTGCAATACCATCTACCTCAAGACGATATTTTTCCTGGAATACTCGGACTGCGTATTTAGTTGCTGATCCAAATTCTCCATCTTCAACAAGTTTCTTTCCGTTAGCATCGGTCATACCTACTTTATTAAGTTTTTGTTGAAGAGTCTTTACATCATTACCAGTATCGCTATACTGTAAATAATTTCTTGGATTCGTAGGAGTAGTAGAGATGTCGGAAGAGTTTACAGATGAGATAATAGAATAATCAGGTCTGCAGAATTTAGTTCCTGGAAGCTGTGAATTGTAATAAGATTTTCTACAAACACCGCCACCATTAGCAACAATACCAGAAGCACCAGAAGTATTCCCTTCAATTGTCCAGAATTTATCGCCTTCAACCTTGGTTACAATTCCTGTATGAGCAAATGTACCACCACGATAGAAGATTACAATATCTCCTTTTTTCGGATTGGCATATTTGGTAAATTTTGCACCAAGAGTCGGGCAGTATACATAAGGCCAGTGCTTTAACAGTGTCTTTGCTTTGTTCAATCCAAAAGCCTTCATAAATACCCAAGATACGAAGCAGGCGCACCAAGGTTGGGTTTGGTAACTTGAATATACATCACGCCAATACTTAGTATAATTGTTGTATCCAGCATTTGCAGTTTTGCTACCTAACTGACTATTTGTTTTCTTCTCAAGATAACCGAGTTCATTTTCTGCGATTTTAATCATTGCATTAATTACTTGATCTATTGGCATTGGTTTCCCTCCTTCCTGTGGTTTTGCACTATTGTTATTACTGTTTGCATTTTCATTTGCATAATCTTTATAAAATACATTCATATCAACATTCCCTGATATACCAGGAACATTTCCCTTACTAGAATACTGCCATCCGATACCAACAGAAGGACGCAATCTTTCTTGAATAACACCTGTGTCATTATATGGATAGCGAGAAAGCCACATATCGTAAGCTTTTAATTTACTTGTAAGTACATTGTTGTACCAATCAACATTGCAGTATATACCTACTTTATAACCTGCTTTTTTTACTTTGTTTAAAAATGCCAATGTGATTTTTTCGATCATTGCAGATCCCAATGAACGTTGAGTAGACCACTCTAAATCATAGAAAAGAGGATAATCTAATTTTCTTCCGTTTAATACTTTTAATGTATCTTCGGCTTCTTTCTCTGCTTGTGCTACCGTAGTAGCATAACTGAATTTGTATCCTCCAACGGGAATATTATATTTTTTACATTCAGCATAATTATATTCAAAACTACCATCGATTCCATTCCTCTGATGAATGCGAAGAATGGCATATTTAATTCCAGATTCTTTTGCTTTTTTCCAGTTTGGTTTTCCTTGATAACTAGAAACGTCAATACCTTTTATTTCCATAATCATTCCTCCATAAAAATAAGAGCCAGTTTCCTGACTCTTATTACTGTGTACATTTATTTTACTGATTCATTAACCTTACCATCATCGAGCAAATCTTTCACTCCAACAAACCAATTCTGAATAATTTTTATAAGCATTGCTTCGCTTACAAAGAACTGTAACCATTGTGGAAGTAATCTTCGTGCCTGCTGTACAACCCACTGAAGTTTCTGTTTCCCTTCACCTGAATTGTATTTATGTTCTGCCTTTAAAATAAGCTGATATACATTTTCTCTGATACCATCAAGACCTTTGACTTTTGCATACTGGAATGCTACGACAATAGTAACAATCAATAATATTACAAAAGCGATAATCAATATAGGCATAGGGATTTGATTTAAAAATTCAAGTAATTTCATATTCAATTCCTCCTTTATAAAGTTGATAAAATTTATGATTTTTGATATAATTTGTTGGAATAAATGAAAGCAGGAGAGTGCTACGATATGTTAGAGTATAATTCGAATATTATTCCGATACCTGTGATTGCATCATTTAACCCATCTGGTAAAATAAAGCCAATTTATTTCCAATTTGATGGTGAAAATTATAAGATTATAGATGTTATCGCAAGTCATACAGAAGTTTCTATGATATATTTTGATTGTATTTATTTTAATCCATATAGTGAGTTTAAGAATAAAACCACATTAGTTTATAAAATAAAAGATCATTTTTGGGGTTATATAAATTCTCATAAAATATAATACAACCAATCAGTTATATTGCAAATACTTCTTTTAATGCAATTATATAAAAATATCCACCTCCACTGTGTTTTCCATTGGTTTGATTAATAAATTCACATGTTATTTTAGTTCCAGCTATCGAAGCGGGTCCAGGCGTTAGCCAATTGCTTCCTTTTAAAAATGCATAATAATGTGTGGCTCCAGAAACAGATGTAAAAGTTTTAGATAATGTGGTTCGTGCGTTTACGTCTATCATCGTATTGGTAGTTAATTCAACATATTGTACTGATATAATTTGATAGTTTCGCCTATTAATAGCTGTTTTTAATTTGTTATAATTATTACTAACATTATTTATGTTAGTATTCAAAATCCGTCCTTGATTAGCCGATAATGGTAAATTGTTTGATGTACTTGCAAGATTATCAACAACAGTTGCCTTTAATTTATTTAAAAACATTTTTAATGCATTTACAATTTCATTTTTCACAGATGAAATCATACTGCTAACCCCTCCTTTAGTTTCTGTGTAATTAGTAATGTTTGTTGCATCATGGTATTATAATTGTTAAGATATTCTCCAGTTAAAGGATCTCCGTATGTAATTTTTAATACATCATCTTTATTATTTATTTCATTTAAAATATACATTTTTAACTGATTAAAATATGTTGTATGATGTGTTAAGTTAATTTGCTGCTTAACATACAATTGTGAGATCTGTTCAAATGTATATAATTTGCATCCATTGTTGTCTGAATGATAAGGTATGTCTAATTTTGTTTGTATAGCCAGTTCATACGCATTTTTAATATTCATTTGATCCACTTCTTTATAAGAGAATTTTTCTTTTACACCATCAACATTTATAGTTACTCCATCATATATTGACTGTTCGCATTGATATGATAAATCAATAATTTTGCGATTCTTGACATCTTCTAAAGTTGATATTGGGTTTGTAATTTCAACATCTGGAGGATTTGCAAGCTCTACATAAATACTTCCATCATTACTTAAAATTAATGTTTGACCACTAAGTTTATAAATGGTATCAAAGTTTTCATACGAACCACATGGTAATCCAGAACGTGTTAAAATAACGATTTTCTTAAAATTACTCATATCTGATATTATATTTTTAATATCAATTTCAGATGGGAAAACAATAGTAATTATATTATCAAATGAAAAAATTTCTTCAATATCATACATATATCCATTTGATAATTGAATTTTCTCTTTTATTTTATCCATAAAACTCCTCCTGTTTTTCTATTATATAAAAATAGAATCTATATCTATTTGAGAAATTTCGGTATCAAGAACATTTACCATAGCATCATGATTATTTTTATCAGTAAAAGACATTAATCCATCAATACTTTGAGTAGCAAGAGAGTAAGTTGTATTTTCATCATCTCTCCATGCAGGAATTCCGTTGCTGTCAGTTTTCCATACTTTATTTACCTGATTAGCTCCGGACGCAACATAACCTTCGCTTGTTTCAGAATTTGCTTTCCATGTATTATTATCAGTGGTTTTAAATCCACTGTCATTTGTCAATTGTGATGTTTTAGTAGGGATTGTAGGAAAATCTGATATCTGAGATTTAGTATGAGAATGTGTTTTTGATGCAAAAATTGTCTTTAATTTCGTAAGAAAGGTAGATAAACCTGTTTTATCTAAAAATTTTTGTTCGCTCATTAGATACCTCTCTTTATAAAATCAGGGATATACCATTGCAGATATATCCCCCATAAATTCATAGTTACTTACATTATGCAAATAATGCATTAATTTCATCGGTTGTAATTGCAACATAAGTTGTAGCTTTAAGATTGTCTACATCAGTACGTAATGATGCAATATTATTTTTGTTTGTTGTAACCTGTCCTGTAGATAAGGCATTTACTTTGCTTTCGGCTACTCCAGCAGCATCGAAAGCTGTAGTGGCAACATACGCAGCACTTCCAAGTCCTTTGACAGGTACATCTGATCCACCTACTGAAATGCTACCGTTTGTAGAACCGGAAGTAATATTTGATTTCTGCAAAGCAGTATCAGCTTTTACACCCTGCGCTGCGGTTGCATAATTCTTCGCTAAACCATTAGCATATGTCTTAGAGTCTTCTAATGCTTTATTTGCTTTTGTTGTAGCATCCCCAGAAGCAGTGCTGATCGCTTGGGATTTCGCTGTCTGAACTTCTGTTTTTGTAGCATAGTTTGTTAAGTCAACCTTGGAGTCTCCAACCTTTTCTAATTTCTTTGTTCCTGACTCATTAACAACCATATACTCGTCATAAGCGTTGTTTCCATCCGGTGATGATTTTTTAATCATGTAAATTGTATGCTCATCAGCAGCGGATGCTTCAGGAAGCTGAGTTACAATAGTTCTTTTCAGATGACCGGATGTTGCAATTGCTGACCTAATTGCGGAATCTGCCTGTGTCTTTGTATAAGCGTCACCAATACCATAACCTGCTAAAGTTGTAGATTTGTCTGCTTTTCCCGTTTTTAATGTTGCGATATCATTCTTATTAGTTGTGACCTGTCCTTTTTCCAAAGCGTTTATCTTAGTCTGGGCGGTTCCTGCTGGATCATAATTTACTCCTAATCCATCAGCGTAACTTTTAGCCCGTTGTAAAGTAGTAGCATCTTTTGAATCGATTGTACTTTTGATTTTCTGATCATAAGATGTAAGTCCGGTTAAATCTAAGAATTTTTGCTGTGCCATAATAAATTTTCCTCCATATTTTTATAAAAATAGCGAGGAAATCTCATCCTCGCTGATCCTTTGTGTTTTATCTGCAATAATCTGATATGCTTGATCTTCATCATTCCATACAGATATAGTTTCTTTTTTTTTATCGACATACAATGTTTTGGTTTGTCCTAATTGAGGCAATGACAAACCAATAAAAACAATATCTTCTGGTGGCGTAGTAATTTGAATCCATCTCGTTTGATATGTCCATAAAACAGCCGTTTCAACAACAAAGTAAAAACCTCCAGAAATAGGAGCTAAAATAGATTCTCGTTGTTCATCATTGTCGATCTTTATAATTTCATTATAAAATATTCGCTTGCCGTTTATGTCCAGGGCAATCGTTTGACTATCCTGGACAAAGATTAATTGACCATTTTTAATACTTAAATCAGGCAGGCGACTTTTTACTGTGCCAATAACAGACAGTATAGGCTTTGTATCCATTCACCATGCCCTCCTGACTTTAATTAAAATTCAACGATTGTTAAAGCATCATCTGTATATTTTTTTGCTTCTCTCAAGACTGAATCAATTTGGCCTGCAATATCTGCACCGCCAGAACCAACAGCCTTATTAACAAATTCAACAACTGTTGCAGACTCTCCAAGATTGCCAACTTTTGTGTTAAGTTTTGTATCTATGGACTCCTCATATGCAGTAGTGATTTCAGACTTGGCAGTTGAAATTTTAGAATCAACTGTAGCGGCATCAACTTTGGTGTTTACATTGTCTGTAATTGTCTTCAGCTTACTCTCAATCTCAGTCTTATTGTAAGCATCTTCGATACCATATCCTGCAAGTGTAGTAGCTTTGTCAACCTTACCATTAACAGTGTTCTTTAACTCATTTACTTTGTTCTGTGCATCCGCAGCGGCAGCAGATAGTAATTCTTCCTGAGTTTTATTATATGTGTCAAGCTTTTCTTTGTTAGCATGTTCATGAGCTTTGGAAATAGCATCATTAAGAGCAGTCATATTAATCTTAGATGATTTAATGACCTTTCCAGTAGCACCGCTGAATACAACGATTTCTCCATCTACAGAAGAATCTGCACCTGTAACAGCCCCATCGATGTTTGCCTGAAGTACAATACCATCAGTATTGGCAGCACTTCCAGAAACATAATCCTTTGTGACAAGAATTACATCTCCGACTTCGCATTTCTGACCAAGATATGTACCTGCCAGAGCCACCACATATTTCTGACCAGCTTTGTAAGCTTCACTTGGGAATGGATGATCGCCATCAATAACAATCGGAACCTCTGTTTTAGCAGCAGCAACGATTGCATCTGCATATTCTTTTGTTGCAAGTTCCTTTCCTTCCAATTTTGCTGTTCCTGTGAAGTTAGGATTTGCAATATTTGCTTTTGTAGAAATGTCTGTTTCTAATTGTCCGATTCTCTCTTCAAAATCAGCAATAGAAGTAGAAACATCTTCGAATACCTTTGTCCATGCAGAACCATTCCAAATATAACCTATATTCTTTTCGATGTAGATAACACCTTGTTCCTGTCCAGATTCAGGTCGAGTTCCTACCTGTACATACTGTTTTACAGCAGATGCATCTACACCAATAGGTTCAATAGTACAGTTGCCATTTTCTCCCTGCAGAACAAATGCTTTATATTTGCCGCCTACTTTTGCAGTAATAATCTGACCGCTATAAGCGTTAGGCTGTTTTGCATAATTTTCGGCTTCAGACTGAGTTTCCCAAACCATAGAAGCATCTATTGGAAGTGGATTAGCTCTGGAAAACGCTTTTACAGCAACTAATAAAGATTTAGATTCTATAGCCATTTTTATTCCTCCTTTGAAATTTTATTTAAATAGTTACTTTAAATGTCATTCCGGCAGCAGCAGGAGTAGCCATAGAATAGCTGTACACTTTATATGACTTTTTACCGTTTTCACCACCACGAGCATCAGCTACATCTACAAGTGTTTTCTTAAAACTACTTGCCATTCCAGTGTCGTTTGTCTCCACATACATTACACTATTTACATCTCTAAGAGTTGCAGGATATGCAAAGATAACGTACTGCTGACCGATTGTGATAGGGATGGTAAATGTAGTTCCCTGAGTAGGGTTAAGTCTCTTATTAGCTAAACCACGAACAACATCAGATGTTAGTGAAGGTGCTGCTCCAACGCCAGTTCCATAGAACATATTTCTGCGTCCATTAATACTATAATTTCCAGAAGTAACGCTTCCGGCTGTGATATGTCCATCTGGTGACTGCTGTCCAAGGTTGTTATTTTTAATCGCACCTTCTTTATATGTAGCCTTAGCGGTAAATGTAATTGTTTCGTCCCCGATTACAATGGCTTCACCTGTATAATCATAAGGTGTAGCAGTACCACTTCCTACAGACTGACCGCCTTTTAAAACTTCAAGATTTGTTAAATCACCTGCATCGTTCTTATTAAATGTTGCACGCAACTTTGGTGTAATAGAAGTTCCTGCTTCAACATCACTTGCAGCACTGCCTCCATTATTAGCAATAGATACAGTAGGTTTTGTATAAGTCGCAGGGATAGGTTTCTGAACTAACATCTGAACAATTTCATCAAGTGTTTTACCTGCTGGAATTTTTTGATTGTTTTCAATACCAAGCCCAGTAACGCCATTAACGGTAATTTCTTTCTGTGTTCTTGGTGTATTGATTACAGTATTTTTCTGAGAATCAATCCAACCAACTTCACCATTGTCCAGACATAAGAAATCGTACTCATCAATCTTACCTGCTTGTTTTGCGGCTTCGATACCGTCTTTAGATCCGAAACCAAATCTGGATTTATTTTCTGCCATAATTGGTTGCCTCCTTATAAATTTTTATATAAAAAAAAGAATCTTAATAAAAGTAAAGATTCTTTTTCACAGCACTATATAATTTTAAAATTCAACTACATCATACTCACCACTTCCACCAGATACTGATCCACTGCCGTCACCATATCCTAGTTCAGGATTATAGGCAGTTTCATATGGTTTAACTGTCAATGCAACTTTGCTAGTAGACATCTGGTATTTTTTCTTTGCGACATCATCTATCTTCAAAAATGTCAAATGTAAAGTCACATCACCTGCGATAGTAGATATTTTGCTATCAATAGGAAGAGTAAAAGAGTAATGAGTGTCGTTGTATGATTCTTTATTAAGATTCAAATTTTCTGATCCTGATATATTACCAGGAAGAATGTATCTAACTTTTGCGGTAAAAGTTCCTAAATCAAAACCATTGTATTCTTTTGGTATAAGAAACTGTAATTTATCAACAAGACTTTCACCTTGGTATAGCGTTATCCCACAGCTTTTGATCAGGAATTTATTTTTATCCATTATAATACTGTACATTTTATTATCACCTCACTTTCAGATGTTATAGAATTTATTTCATTGTCCATATTACCTTTCCGAAAAGTTTGTAGTAAGGTTTTACTTCTGGTTTATACCCAAATATATAATGATCAATCCAATCCATTAACGGAATGACTATCATACCTATCACCATCCATAATAATGAAAATGGTAAGCAAACCATTCCATAGAGATTAAATGGCATATTTCTGTAATCCCAAATATGATAATCAGTATTGAAGATGCAACCAAAAATAAATTCAATAATAGTTGCAAATAGAACAGATATAACTAGTTGAAATGAAATGTCTATTTCGTAGGTAAAATAATTGTTTAATACAATCATTGGGATAACACAAATAGAGGCGCAGAACATCATTGTTATATCACTACGCCCTCTAAAAAGCAGTTCCAAACATACATATATATAACCTGAAAATGTAAACAGCAAAATATATTTTACCATATTTTTTAGAAAAATATTTTTATTCATAAATAAATCCTCTATTTATATTATAAAAATCACACATCTATTGCACCGATATAATTAGGTTGATTTTTCAACCAATTATAAAAATTAACAACCAAATCACCATTTAAAAGATTTCCGATATCATTCCATTCTATATTTATATATTCCATATCTGTGTAAGGGAATGTTGGATCTTCTTTAATCTTTCCTGCCATATAATCTTTATCATATTGCCGTGCTTCTTCATTAATATATGATTCTACGATTAATGTAATTCGTTGATTGATTTCAATATTTATCGCCGCAATATGATGATAGTTTAAGATAACTCCATTATCAGTAGTTATTGAAAGTTGTAACGCCATATTTTTACACCCCTATTATTCTAGTTAAACAAAATTGATTGTTATTGTATTTTATATTTGATCCTGCTGATCCAGTAGAATTATTTGTATATGATCCTGTTATTTTTCCATCAGATATAAATAACCTTTTTGACCCAACGTAACTGTATTGCTCTGATCCCAACATGAATATAAATGATTTTCCAGAATATGTTGCTACAGCTTGTTTAGGAACAAAGAAACATTGCACACGCTCTGTTGCAGCTACTTTGTTTTCAGTATCAAACCTTGTAAAAACTACAATAATACCATGTGGTTGAGTAGATACGGAGGAACTTAAAGTTACTACCTGGTCTGCTAATGGATATACAGCCCCTGTCCATAAAATATTATTTTTGAATCTTTCCGTTACAGTATCACATTTAAAACCATTTTTTGCTTGCATGTATTGGTCAGATATAATAGAATGTGATGTCTCTGTATGATTTGATCTAATAATAAAAAAATTGTCATCTTGTTGATCTTCTGCATATATTATTACTCCTTGAGTATTAAAAGTCGCATATGAATGATAATATATGTCTCCATTCGATATTTTTGTCATTGACTCGTTTATTGTGACATTATTTTCATAATAATCACTGCAACACATCATAATTTCTCTATTTCCATGCAAAACTAAATGATCTGACATCATAGTAATTTCTGGTTGTTGTGTAAATGCGTTCATAGAAAAATATATATATCCTTGGTTTTTGAAAAAACTAATTTTAGAATCTTGATAGTCGCTTCCTAATTTTATTTCTGTTGCTGAGAATTGCGCTACTGTATTAGTTCCATTTCTGATATCTACACTGTCCGAATCAATGAAAACATTATTTTCTGTTCCATTTACTAAATCGGCAATCATAATACCTGTACCATCAAGTTTTATAAAACTAGTAGCTGTTTTTGCGGCATCTAATACGTCAGAATTGATTTTTGTAATTTCGGAATCAAGATTATTGTCTCCAACTATAATTTTATCTGCAGTTAATGTTCCGGTGATATTTGCTGTAGGTACGATTAATTTACCATCAGTAATATTACATCCTCCAATACTTCCTGATAAAGCAGTTACTTTTCCTGAAAATTCACTATTACTTGCATAAATAGTTCCGGAAAATGTTCCAGATCCATCAATGTTTAAAGCAGTGCCATCCCATGATAATTTGCCATTACCATAATTGAAAATGCCTTTATTTAGATTAATCCATCCATTTATTCCTTGAAGATTATTTGAAGTGATTTTATCTACAGTAATGATTTCTGCACCAATTTGATCTGCAACTAACTGTCCAGTTATGTGAGCTGCAGGTATTTCTAATAATCCATTACTTATATTACATCCTCCAATAATGCCTGATTCTGCATAAATAATTCCGTATATAATGGCATTACTTGCCTTTAATAAACCATTGGATGATACCTGAAATCCAGAGGATCCTTGAGTTACAGTTCCAATGGTTGTATCTTTTTTTACAAAAGATGATATACCTGAAATATTACTTTCAGGTATTTGTACTTTAGAACCAAGTGTAAGAGAATTTGCAACGATATCGCCTGTGAATGATCCACTCGTAGCATACACAGTTCCTTTAAGACTTATATTTCCATTACTATCTAATACAAAATTCTTAGATGTGATAGAACCATTAGACAGATCATAAAATGTACCTGCCGCTGCATATATACCCGTAGAAGATGTAGGGGCAGAATAGTTGTTGGATTTTAGAGCATCAAGAAGAATTTGACCTTTCTGAATGACTACACGTTTTCCATCAGGACTTTTTACAACAAACTGATTTGTCATTGCTGTTAAAGCCTGAGAGGTAAGTGTAAGAGAAGAGGAAGTAGAAGAATCAGATACAATCCAATAAATCTTATCGGACAATTGTTGCGTTTCAGTTTTCGTGAAATAATTATTTTTTAGATTATCATTCGTAGCATATGTACTTTCAACAGTCGTTTTGAAGCCAGATAAATCTTGAGTCAGTGAACTTACATTGTTTTTTATTGTTTCTACTGTACTGCCATCTGCTTTGGTAGTAATAGTAGTCTGCATATCTTTTACAGTTTGATTGAAACCATTTATTGTTTGTTCCTGATGGGCTACTTTATCACGAATAGATTCTACTTTACTTTCATCATAATTATTTACTGCATTGTTGATATCTGTTTGCCATATTTTATTAGTTATTTTACCTTCAACAGTATCAACTTTACTACTAACCCCTGACAATGTTTTTATTACAGATGTAAATTGTTCTTGTATGTCTTCTTCTGCACGTTTCCAATCCGTAGGTTTATTACCTTTTTCTAATTGTGGGCGACATAACAGAATGTCCATTTTTTTACAAGAAATAACAATCCTTAATTTATTTTTCGTCTCATCAAAATCCTCTGGTACGGCAAAAGAAATAAATCTTCGCTGAAATATTACAGAGCTTATACCATCATTTATACCATCTTGATTATCAATCCAAGAAGCTGTGCTAGATGAATCATATTTACTACTTGTTGCTGTTTCATACCAAATATGTGCCACAAATTTATCCGTGGAATTATATGTACCTCTGATTGCTATAGAAAATGTGTACCTTTCACCTTTTTTATATTTTATATCATTAGTTAAAAATGATACACCACTGTTAATATCAATATCTCCACCGGGTGTAACAATATGAATAGAATCTGTAGCAGTATCGGTTGTATTTGTTAGTACGATTCCCCAGTTTTCCCAACTCCAATTACGTTGATTTGGTTTATATCCTGTAATACTGCTTGTACTCTTTAACAGATTCCTTCCACCAATTTCCAAATTATTCATAACTTCCCAACTGGAATCACAAGTAGGTGTAGTATATTCAGGATTAGATCCATCATTGTATGTAATCTTGAATCTTGTCCAAATATACTCTCCTTGGTTCCACGTAGGACGAGAATGACTCCATCCCGAGACAGGGGCAGTAGTACCACTGGTATTTTTTGCATATTCAGGAATTATCGATTTAATTCCTCGTCCATCTGATCCAACCCCTCCTGTTATACATACTGGTTTAGTTTCAATAGGTGTTTTATTTGGATCAGAAAAAGTGGTAATAGTTTTCTGCCAATAATATTTACCATTTTCCCATGGAGGAATTGTTATTGACCACTTGCCGCCAATTAATTCGGTATTTGATGTTGACTGATAATATTCTGTATGAAAAGAGGAAACAGCATTTTCAATCACATCAGAGATGTTTGTGTAACTATATGCGCTAAATCTCATAATTCCTCCTTTTTTGATTTTAAATATTATTCCTTAAAGAAACTTAGAAAATCTAAGTCATCCATATTAATGTCGTTATCAATATTTTTGGATTCTAATAAGGAAACTTCATTATCTATATCAATAGAAACTAAATTTACAGTTACCTTTTCAGATGCAAGCTTTAGAAGCTCATTTAAAAGATCTGTATTTTCAGATTTAAATTCATCTATATATTCAGATTTTATTTGTCTTGCCGTTACTTCCTTTTCCTCTCCATCAACCATCTGTGTAACCGTTGTTTCTTCACTTTTTTCTTCGTTGAAGTATTTTTCATTCAGTGCTTTTCTTTTTTCATCCCTAAATTCGGTATAAGATGAAATCGCCTTAATTAATTCATCAATATCTTTTTTAATATTCCATTGTGTCCTCAAAGAAAATACATTAAATTTGTCTTTTGAAGTATTGTCATTTCTGATTTTTTTATAATAATTAATCATTGCATCAGCTTCAAAAATAGTTGTTTCCTTTTGGAATGTATTCATAATTCAAATCTCCTTTTATCTCAAAATTATTTTTACAAATAAAGTGCTGCCATAATTGAATACGGCAACACTTTATCAAATATCAAATATATTATTCTCCACTTATTTTGCATCTGAACTGCATCTCTCCATTGATAATACTTGGATCGACATAAATACATCTATCTGTCTTATATGGAGCAGTAGTGTCAAGTTCGACACCTTTAGAATTAATTCTATAATACTCATATGTTAACGTGTCTTTTTCAGTGGCATCATTCCATGTAGAGCCATTATATTTCTTCAATACACAAGTTTTGGCTTTCTTATCTAAATGATAATAAAAATCACCAGATGATGCACCAACAGGAGCAGTGGTGGAAAATACTAAAGTTTTAATAGGATCAAGTTCTTCTCCATTTCTATATACCCTTGTATAAATTGCACCTTCACCTTGTCCGTTTTTAAACTGTCCAATGGTTTTGTAAGTATATGCCTGTACAGGATCGGATTGATCCATAACTGTCCAATAAGCATCATAATTATGTCCACCATAAGTAGCAGTACATTTAAACCAACTTGTGCCGTCAACCATATCAGCACTAACAACTAAATAATTTTTAGTCTGTCCTGGAATGGTAGTGTATTTTCCTGCATCAAATTTAGACCATACAAATGCGGTTGGAGTAACAGGAGATGCACCAGACATCATCATTGTATTGATAGTTGTAGTTCCTTCTCCATTTATAATAGTTCCACCATCAGGAGAATATAACTGGAACAAGACTGCATTCTGTCCATTTACAGCCTGTTTACTCTTTGTCCATGTAAATTTATGTTCAATACTTACGCCTTGACATACAAATGTAAGAGTAATATCACCAGTCATTAAAGAGGAATTTCCAAATGTTGCACCTACAGCTACAGCAAGAGTCAGCAAGCCTCCGGTATTAGACGTACCTGCTGTATTATTTTTTACCGTTACACCAGAAGGTAGAGTACCAACTGTACATGTTACAGGTACACGAGTAATACCAGAAAAACCATAAAATGGAATAGATATATCCTTTGCAGTTGCAGCGTTACCACTTGTGTTACATGGGATTACTTCAGAACTATTTGTAACAACAACCGATACTCCATTTGTACCAGGTTTACCATCAGTACCATTTGCACCATCATTGACAACAACTATCGTTTGTGAATCAAGCAATGTAGTTGTTGCACCTGCTTGATATAAAGAACATTTAATAGAAGTTATGTTGTTAGCAGATGGTGTATAAGTTTTGGTATATTCATCTGTTCCGCTGGTATATTTAGGAGTAAATGTTGTTCCGTTTGTAGATTCTTCAATAATAAATCTTCCATTATAATTCGATTTAGTTCCACTTGAACCAACTATTTTATAAGCGGTAAATACAATATTAGCAGGATTGAATTGGTGGTTTTTATCAAGATTAATTGCTAATACATTAGAATCCAACTGGTAAACAACAGCATCTGCGCCATCACTACCTGCGTATTGTTTGGTAATAGTGTATCTTTTAATAATACTTGCGTAATTGCTCCGTGTGCATTTAAACTCAGCATAACTTGCATCAGTAGTTAATGCAGAGGGTTTCATAACATGAGTAACAGGATCATAATTTGCAGTCAAACCTGCACCATATGTAACTGCTATATTCCATTTGGATGTTACATCTTCACCACCTTCGTAGATAGTAATGGATGTTTCAGACCCAACCCAGCTCTTTACATTTCCTTTAGAGTTAACAGGTACTAAATGGTTTTCATTGGATAAAATAGCACTAACAGTATCCGTACCTGCAGCACCATCATAAATCTTATAAATCTCATGAATATCAAATACACTGGGATCATTTGTTGTTAATTTGATTACGGCATTCCTATCATTGAGCCAAATACCAGGTTCAGTTGCAAAAACTTTTAGTGTTGCGCCCGATATAGAGGGGTTATTTGATGTTGTAAATGCAACAAAATCACCTTCTGTATTTTTATACTGCCATTGTGATACACTAACATTTGTTAAATTTGCTGTGAGAGTAATAGTGTTACTTCCAACTAGATTTCTATTTGTATCATATAAGAATGTAGATTCTCCTGTAATAGAAGCATCTTTTGTGTTTACTGCATTTGAAATTAGGTTATATGTAAGTACAGCAGTTTCACTTAAAGGTACTCCAACATTAGGATCAGTATATGTCACATGACAAATATATGTTAAAAGTTTACTTGTAACAGAAGACAATTTATTCGTATTTACTGTTAATTTATTTCCAGATGCGGTTTCGCCAGCAGTTAATGATACTGGTGTTCCAGATCCTTCCTGTCTTTGGAATGTTACATTTAAACCATGAGCTGATAATTCAACATTATTTCCGTTATATGATACAACAGGTGTGACAACCAGATTTGATTTACTCCAATCAGGGGTATATATATTTTGATTAGGGTCATAAATTACAGATAATGGCTGATTTGATGTAAGGTAGATACTCATCTGCCCTGCATCGGATAAATCTGTAATAGACACACTAGAAAATGCTTGTATTTTTGCCATACGTTTCTCCTTTATAATGAACTTACAGAAATATTTTCAGTTTCAAATTTGCATTCAAAAACTGCACCTTTGTACAAATCATTTGCTGTAAGATATAATTGTTTTCTTCCTTCTTTATGATTGTTATTCCAATTTGTATCACCATCTGTATCACTAGAATGGCGATACCATGTAAAATACTCATCGTTCCATTGATCTGTGACATTCACAGAATTTTTTAATAAACGAGCATATAAAAAGATGCCTGCCGGAGTCATTTTATTTCCGTTTGGCATCTCGATATATAAAGTATAAGATGAAGATTCATCTATTTTTTGATTCATACTATTGATGTCATTATTTACAGATTCTTTAAAAGAATTGTATTCAACACCAAATTTACCACCATCACCCATATAAATTTGAGTAATATCAACACCACCGTATTTGTTCGCCTCTACAATTTGAAAACCCAACTTATCTTTTTGGATTGTGCCATTTTCTAACATATTGTTTACTATCGTATTATTGGGAATACCTTCCTTAGTAATTCCGTTCTCGTCAAACATGGCAGTTTGTCCATCTTTTCCACGAACTACAAAATTAAATTGTCCATTTCCGTCCTGCCCTATTTGAACACGCACGTTTCCATTCGAATCATAGAATTGTTGTGTAGAATCCTTAAAAGCAATAGTAGGTTGTCCATCTTTACCAATTAATGTAATAAGCTCTGCGCTGGCTGAATGCGCCATTAAATCAGCAACAGATATTTTGGACGCAATCAGGTTCTTAATAACAGCTTCATCAATAACTGCATTTTGGGTTGTCAGATGGATATTTTGGATGTCGCCAATACCTGCAAAACCGGAAAGGATATTTTCAATATTACCAATATCTGCCTTGAATCCACTGGTTTCAATTTGATTATTTACAAAATCAATAAATATCTTAGAATCCCCAAGGCCAGTGATTTGATCAGCTTTAATGGTAGAAGAGGATACAATGCCATTTACTAGATCAGCGAACACTTCACCATTTGGGCCTTTAATCTGGTCTACGATAATAGTCCCAGTTTTCATTTCATTTTTAATAAAATCAACGAAAGTCTGTTCATTTCCCCCAGTTAATAATTCAGTGGTAATCTTTTTGATATCTAAATGGCTATTTACAAAGTCAATAAAATCTCCGTTTTGCCCTTGAACGATCTGTGCGCTGATAAATTCTGCATCAATATATTTTGAAAATAGTTCATTAAACTCTGCTTTGTCACCAACAATCTGATTAACTTCAACTTTGAAATCTTTTAAATAATTAGAAATGATCTGATTAACAGTTGCTTCGTCAACCTGACCTACAACGCCTCCAGCTATATCACCTACGGCATCTTTGAACAATCCATTTTTAATCATGAGCTGCAGGAGCGAAGTAAGATACTCTTTTTCTGAATCAGAATTTCCTGTGCCAATAGAAAAACTGTTTTTAGCCCCCCTATTATTTTCTGTTTCCAAAAGTTCTGTTAAATCAGAACGTCCGGATTTGGATGTGATCATATTAGAAAATTCTAAAGTTAGATCAGAAGTAATTTCACATGGATTCCATGTTATACCAACAATACGTAGCTTTACACTGTAATCATCCCTAACGCCAAGACGTATAAATTTTAATAAATCAATTTGTCCCGTCCAACATTCAAATTCTGGTATGCGGAATAAATTGTCAGTTTGAACAGAAAATGTATATTGAGGCTGCGAAACTTCCGATAATTTACTTACAGAGTCTTCATATAATTCTAATTCACAATCAATTTTAGTACGAGTGGTAGTAAGACTCGTGGATAATATATTGGTATTTTGATAGTCCGTATCATGAAATAAGCTACGAATTGTAATTAGATCAGATGTGGTAAATCCAAATTCTTTATTATCAAGGCTTGCTTGATTTGCTAGATTGTTACGAGAAGTGTTTATTTCTTTAATCTTATCATCATATATTTGTTTTTCTGCTTTCCTTTGAATTACGGCTGCATTCAAAGCATCAATATGTTTGGCAAATTCAAGATATTGTTGATGATATATATTGTAATTTTCTTCATTGGTATGAAGTTTCTTTTCTTCAGGAGTTAATTCTTCCCATGACTTTTTATATGGTTCCAACTTTTCAAGTTTATTATTGAAATCCTTTTGTTTGGCCTCAAGTTCCAACACACCATATAAATCCCAGTTAGTTTCCCAATCTTTTTTATATTCTTCTTTTTGGTCTTCTGGGAGATCAAGATTTTTTAATGCAATTTCAATATTTGGAATAATATAATGCAGTACATCAAAATAAGTGTAATATCCACCATATCCATTGCTTTCTTTTTTTAATTCTGCAAGATATCTTTCATGGTCAATCCTTCCATCAGGTTTCTTCCATGGTTCATATCCAGTATAATCATTATTGTCTTTATTGCCTTTCCAATCAGGATCGACTGATACTTGCAAGCTGGTAATAAGAGTATTGTAATATTTTAAACTTTCCTCCAGTCCTTCTTTATTCATATCATCCCATTGTTTAATATTAAGATCATCAGAAGGTACACGATTTTGAAGCTCGCTGGAAGCCTCTTGATTATCAGCCCATTGACGAGAAAGTGATATATATTCTTCTCTATGAGTTTCACGAAATTCTGTCCATTTTTTTACCTTTGATATTAGTTCATCAGACATATATGGGTATCTTGTAAAATAATCAAGCCTGCAAATAAAAAGTCAAGGCTAAATTGAAAGAACATTGAAAATTTTATACAGG